TAATGTTATAGTCTTGATACTCTGACATAATGCCTTGTACTTCTCCTAAGAAGTCTGCACCTTGTTCGTTACCAATCGAACCTGACATATCAATACCAATACAAATATCAATTGTTTCGTCATAGTTAATACCAGGAAGAACTGCTCCTGTGTGCCAACCTTTTCTGCTAGGACGTATGTAAGTATAGTCGTTCTTAATAGTTGACTGAATCTGTTGTCTAAGAATCTCTCTCCAATTCATCTTAGGCTCTGTAAGTTCCTTGATCATTCTTTCAATCTCTGCAGGAACCTTACCAGCACCAGCGGCCTGTGCCGCACCCATCATACTTTCTTTAATCTCATCTCTGATCTTTTTAAGTTCTTCTTTAGAGTAACTAGGTTGTCCTTGACCTTTCTTGTTACCCTTCTTGCTAGGTGCCTTCTGATTATCTTGGCTATCTTTATCCCAGTCAATATGTTCGTCAAGTAATTGACCTAATTGTTTTAATTCTTCTTCATCATACTTCTTGTAGATGTCATCATATACTTCTTCTGAAGTTTTACCATCATATTTAAAGTCTTGGAAAATTGGAATATCTGCAGGCTTCTTACCAATACCATCTCTAACAAGTGTATTGTTTACAATATAGTCTGCCGCGATATTATGTATCTGTGGATCTCTATCTTCTCTACGTGTCATGTGATCAAATACACAATGAAGTATTTCATGTGCAATAACGAATTCAATTTCTTTGTTATCCATCTTAGCAAAGAATGGAACACTATAATATAAATGTCTACCATCAGTTGCGGCAGTAGGACACCAATCACTAGCTTCTTTAATGATAAGTCTAGTTGCCATATTACCAAAGAAAGGATGTCTAAGTAGTAAGCCTACTCTTGCTACAATAATCTTATCTAGAACTTCTGCTTTAAGTTCGTCAGTAATTTCAATTTCTGGTATTTTTTTGATCTCTTCGTATCTATCTAATACTTCTTGATCTTGTGTTGCTATATTAGTCATGTGTGCCATCTTTTCCTAATTGTTATATGTATATTATAGTATATTTAATTGAGTTTGTCAACCAAAAAGAGCGGGGAGAACCAAAAAAGATCCTCCCCTAATAGCCAAAATATTAGCTACCATCTCCTTGTGCGGCTTTAATATACTTGCCGAAACGTTCATGGAACTCATCAAAGCACTCAACTTCATCTGGATCGATTGGAAGTTGATATTGTGTAAGAGCTAATTTGATACCCATGACAACCAATTCGGTATCAAAATTGTCCATCGCAAAACGTAAAAAGTTATTAACTTTGTCGTCAAACTTTTTATCGCTCTTATCACTAGCTTCTTTCAACTCATAACACAATGAAACAGTCAAGGAATACATGGCACTGATTTCTTTAGTTTCCATTGTTTTTACCTTACCAGCAAGTACTTCGCTAGGGTTAGGTAATTGAGCTGACACTTTTCTGTGTGCCATAAACTTAACGGCTAGTCCTTCGCCGACTGAACCACTAACAAGATCTGTTGTGGTTGTTTCATCGTCATCGTCTTCCAATAAATCGGAAACAAATGACCACGAACGAGGTGTAGCAAAAGAACGACTTGGACTCTTAGGATCAAAGTCATATAAGTCCTTCTTGCTAAATGACAAGTAACCTACTACATCTTGGTGTACATCATTTTGTACTGCCCAAGCAAACCAGTCATCAAAGTCCACTTTAATTTCTAAGTGAACAAATCTGTTTGCCAATGGACTTGGCATCCTGTAAGTTACACCTTTATCTGCTTCTCTGTTACCAGCGGCAACAATCAAAACATTATCAGGTAATTTATAAGTACCAACCCTTCTATTAAGAATAAGTTGATATGCCGCGGCTTGTACTGCCGGAGCGGCTGAATTCATTTCGTCTAAGAATAAAATAATATGCTTATGCTTCTTAGCCAATTTTTCATCTGGCAATTCAACAGGCGGTGCCCATTTCATTGTATTATCGTTTGCCGCATAATAAGGGATACCCTTAATGTCTGTTGGATCCCATAATGACAATCTAATGTCAATTACTAATGCTGACATATCTGAACCAATTTGTCCAACGATGTCTGATTTACCAATACCTGGAGGTCCCCAAATAAAAATTGGTCTTTGTTTTTTGAATGCCCTAATAATGCTCTTCTTTGCACCATTTGGACTAACTTGTCTAACTGCGATGTTTTCCACTTTGTACTCCTTTGTTACGTTTTGTTTTCAGTGCCATACTTAATTTCTAAGTATGTATATATAATAACACCTATTACTCAAAAGGTCAACCAGAAAATGCAATTTTTTTAAGAAAAATTATGTAGTAAAATCAAGGGTTTACCAATTCATCTGTCCGTTTTAGAGCTTTGTTCAAGCCATATTTTCGGACATCACCACTGAAAAGATGCAGTTCGAGTGCTTTCTTTTCTTCCGTTACTGTGATTCCACGATTGGTTAGGTAGTATGGACAGTCAATAAACTTGTCCAAAAATATAATAACTTGGGTAGTTATTTTAAAGTCTGCTGGAAATGGAACTTCATACGTAGCTAGTTCTATCTTTTCCATTAAGAAAAGCATACCTTCTTCTGTTAGTCTAAGACCACCAGTTTCTTTACCTCTAGTATTCTGCCACCACTTAGGCATATACTCTGCCATAGAGCTATCGCTTATTGCAATATCGGCCTGTTTCAAGAATACCTTGGTATAGGTTTCTTTCCAGTTCATTACTCTTCCTTAACTGTTTCGCCGGAAGTTAACTTAACAACTGTAAAGTCTTCGCTTGTAAAAAGGTCGTTTAATTTTTTAGCTAAATTGTGTGCATGGCCTGGATTAGAGAAAGATACCTTTTTGTATTTAGGTCCAGGGTAGTTTGTTAGTGTGTTAGAACTTTTCAAATTAAAAGGCTTATCTTTGTGAAAGACGGCCCATATAGCTTCAGCCTCCAAGACCTGCTCGGACTTGTAAGTTTTTCTATTGATATTTTCTAAAACAACTGTTGGTTTAGGTCTGCTCATTTGTTATCCTCTATACATATATTTATCTCAAAGAGATAGTAATATACGTAGTTTATAGGATAACTGCTACCACTGTTGACCGCCGTCTGCGGTAACGTTAATGACTTCTTCTGTTTTATTTTGTTGATCTACTAGCTTCTCTAAATCACCATGCAATCTAGACATTACTTCGCCTAGTGTAAATGCAAGTATCTTAGATTCTTGTAGTGTAAGTCTGATCTCAGGTTGCTTACTAGCATCAGCAACTTTTACTCTATCAATGAACTGTTGAAGTGGTATAGGGTTTAAAGGTTTAACCTCTGTTGACATTACTTAACTCCTGACGCATTTCTAATTCAGTCTTAAATGGTCCTTTATGTTGATACTTCTCTAGTGTAACTAGCTTCGGACAAAAACTTTTTACCCAACCCTTTTCAAAACTAATGCAAAAATAACCTGCACAGTATAGGCTCTTGGATTTTTTACTTTTTGTAAACAATGCAAATTTACGTTTTAAATCAAACATAGCATTGTAAGGCGTAGTTGATGTAGGTAGTTTGTATATCTCTTTACTTACATCTTGTTTATCTGATATTGTACCTTTTGTCCATAGTATCTCACCAAGTGTCTTTTCTACTTGGTTCTTATTATCATAGAAGTATGAACCAGTGTCGCAACTATACATATATCTATTGTCATTGTCTTTGGATAACGTGCCAACTTTATTCTTACTGTCAGCATCCTCGATGATCCAAAATTTATTTTTTAAAATTTCTTTTGCTTTTAAACTTGTCATAATACAGGATACCTCGCTTGTAATGGCTCAGCATAAGCCTGAGCATTATCAGTTATTCTTTGCATATCATATAATGCACAGAATTTCATTAGACGCAACCCAACTTGCTTTATGTTCTTAGGTTGTGCATTTTCTTTAATTGTTGTCATAATCTTTTCTTTTACATTTTCAGGTTGTGCAGAAAGATCACATAGCATTACATTTCTATTATAGTCATCTAATACTCTGTGTTCCTTACCATCATGATCAACCCAACGTTGTAACATCAAGTTATTCCAAGCATAGCCTTTGTTGCTTTTATCTGCAAATGCCTCTTGTAAGCCTACTTTGTTCTTTGTGCCTTTTACTCTAACGCCAGGGTAAGCACTAAACACGTTATCACTAGTGTCACCTCGCATACATTTTTCAAACAATAACCACTCAGGGTTAGGTGCAGGCTTCTCTTGTTTAGTCTTGTTATCAATTACACGTTTACCCTTATCATCAAAGTAACCTTCATGTGTAATAGTTGTATTGCTAACACCATTGTATTGTGCAACCTTAGGACTAATCAATTGTGCAAAGTCACCATCTGTACTGATAATAACGTGTTCATCATCAGGGTGTGCTTGTACCCAACCTGCAATCAAATCATCTGCTTCAAGTTCATCATGTTGTAGAACTGTACAGTTTGTTTTTTCTGTAATAAAATTCTTAAAATTATCAAACGTTTCCCAGAACGTTTTTTCTTCTTGTTGTTGTGCTTCTGTTAGTGCATCACGTGATTCTTGTCTATTACGTTTGTATGGAGCATAAACATCTTTACGCCAACTTCTACCTTCCATACAAAATACAATATGATCAGCATCGAAATCATTCCATGCCTTTTTCAAACTATTAAAAGTAATATGAAATGCCATACCTACCTTTATATCCAATTCGCCTCGTACTACATGGCGAGCTCTAAAGAAAGTATTAGCAGTATCTACCAAAACATATTTCATAACATTAACCTATTTAATTTACTATTATGTTTAAATTATAGCACAAAATTAGCACGTTGTCAACTAACTTCTGTCTTACCGTCTTTTCGTTTATTGATCTTTATATGACCAGCTTCTCTTTTAGGATCCAAACCTTGTTCTTCCAAAATGTTTCTTGCAATAGTTTTGAACCATGCATCAACAATCTGCTCATTTGTTTCCCCAGAATAACCTGCATCAAGTAGTTGTTCAATAAATTCGTTATTCCAATCAAGCTCAAAGAACCCATTCTTAATGTCTTTTTCATTAACATGAGTATTCAAAACTGCAACCCAAGGTTTTTTGTCTTTTGTTGCTTGTTTCTTTTCTTCTTGTAAAAGACGCAGTCTTTTCTCTTCAGATGTTTCTGCAACCTTTTCTTTCTTAACGAACTTATCTTTAACTTTGTTTATAAAGTCTTTCATAAGTTTTTTCCTTTTATTGTCCAATCCGTGCCATAACTAATAATACAATAGCTCTCATAACCAGGATGGTACTCTATTATTGTATATGATTTTGTCGTTGGACTGACGTATATTGACAGCGGCAAATATGCCGGAATACCTGACAATCCAGTTCCATCACGTACAGTTGTTATTTGGATTGACTCAAATAGTTTGATTTCTCCTCTATTTGCCAACCCTTGTTTCATTTCAGATTCGGTAACACAAACGATTGGTTTGTCTTGCCATTCGCCTGCATTCGCATCTGTGTAAACTGCTACCGCAGTAAATAAAATTAGTATTGCTATTAATAATCTCATAATGGCCTCCTTAAGTGCCTATTGCATTTCCGAATAGATAAACGTGTACTCTTGCCGCCACATTATATCCTCGTTGAAAAGCCAGTTTAGCAACGTCTCCGGCTGTTGCAGTTTGCTCTTCTTCTCTGGCTCCTACAGGCATAACCCATACAGGCCAATCTACACCTTCTGCTCTAAATTTTTCTATAGCAGAATCCATTTCGTCCCATTGTCTTTGCTCAGAGCCTACAACAAATTTTAATTGTCCTGCTTTAGAAACTTGTCTGTATTCTCCAACTACTTCTGGAATAATTGCTTTTTTAGATTCTTCACCTGATACTGTAAACAGTTTAGGACTACAACTAAAGAATACTTCTTGATCAATTCCTGTAGCCCATTCTTTAAAAGGCTCTTTTAACTTTTGTGTACCGTTAGTTTCAAAAGTCATCGACTCGGGTAAATTACCTTGTTTTAATAATTCTTCATATATACCAACACTTGCTAACTGTCCTGTGACCATCAAAGGCTCACCACCTGTAAAACATAAGTGTTGTCTTTGCTTACTCATAGGATGTAAGAACTTACCTTCTGGGTTCGACTCTGTCTTTAGTATATCAACAATCTTATTTGCTAACACACTAGGAACTTCCTGTCCCATTAGATGTTTATATTTCTTTGCCCAAGTATAAGAACTATCACAACCTTTTTCCCACACAGGCAAGTCTTC